GGCATATAATGGATTTTCAATCAAAGCTACGGATGATTTCGGAAGAGTTATGTCTTCTTTATTTCCATTTTTATCATTATATACTCTTACTGTAACATGCTTTGGATACCAAGAAATGACTTTTCCTGTACGCATCGATAAAATATCATAAGAATTATTTTTTATCGGGCTAACGCTCGTGTCTACCGGAACTATAGCAACACATCCTTCATCCAACATTGACATGACAGCATCCTGCAAGAATGAACGCCCAGTTTGATCTATGTTGGCTTCGAGATTTAGACAATCATTAAGACTAGAACGTATAACTTCAACAAATCGACCATTATCATCTAATCGGACATGATGAATCGAAATGGAAGCTGCATCTATTGCTATTCTATTAAATATAGAATTAATGATTGTTCTTTCTGTCCCGGGGGTAAGACGTAAACGACTTGGATTATATGAATACACTGGGCCTTCTACATCATTATAAACATAATCAAAAGAGTCCTTATCGAAAAATGCATTCCAAGCATGCTTTAATCTAGAATAAAATGTTTCTTTCATTAAAGCCTCCTTTAATAATCGAGTTTATTGATTACATTTTTCTTGTATGCGACTTTTCCAGAATCGTATATGCCATTCTTGAGCTGCTTCATATTATAATTTTGATCAGCCATGGCCATAAACACTCCTATTTCCCCTCTTTTTGCAACAAACGTTACTATTCTTCCAGAAGGAGAAGTAAGACCTTCGATTTTCTCGTTCATTAATTCGGCCATCTTATTATTGTATTTTGAGATAGCAGCAGATGTTAATTTCCCACTTTTTGTAAATGAATTTTGATCTCGAGAGAGTTCTTTAGAGTATTTATTTAATTCTTTTATGGACTTCTTCTTGGCATCGCTAGTAATTTTAGCCGATTTCTTTTTTGCCCATTTTTCATCTTTTTTTTCAAGACGCCTTCTTCCTGCTTCTGTTAATGAGCCGTCAGGATTCTGATATCGCCTTACACCCCACTTCTGACCGAGGATACCATGATGATAAAGTTCATTTTTGTAATAAATCATTTTGATCCTCCTTTATTCAATCAAAAGCATCTTTGTTAATTTTATATGCAACATAAGCATCCATTAAAGCAGAGACGGCGTCTATTTTTTGCTCATATCTTCTTTTAAGAAGCTTACGATTTCCATTTGTATCTTCGAGTGTTATGCAGTTTCCCATTGTAAATTGCATTAACTCCTCGTCGAATAAAAGCATCCTTTCTTCGGAAAGCTTTTTAAGTTCTCCAAGAGGAACGGACTCTGTTCTAGCTCCTTGCTGAACTTTTTCTATTCCAAAAGGACCATTTTCCTGCTCCCAACGGGCTATGAACTCTTTAGCATTATATGGGTCATATCCTAATGATCTAACATCGTATTCGCTCTGAGAAATATATGCATCTAGATCATCATAAACATCCATTGGATCAAGAACAATACCTTCTAATACAATAAGACTTCCCTCCGCCATAAACTGATCGTATTTCACTCTCATAGCAGCTGGTAATTTCATCAACGTATTAGAAGAAATGTAATTCCGCGTTTTTACTCCGAAGCATCCATTCGAAAGTGGAAACAAAAATGTAAATGAACAAAAGTCATCCCCTTGAGACAGGTCTGCTCCCAATGAGCAAGGCATATGCCAAAAATCTCTTTTCCGATGCGGGATTGTTTCTTCATAAGTGAAGTAATATGTATAACCCTCCATCGGTATCCCAAATCTTTTAGCAAGAATATCGTTTCTTGTAGCAGGATTCTTCTCAGCTCGCTCAACATCAAGCTGATATGTCTCATAAGTTACAGTTTTTCCCAAATTCGGATTCGCTTTAAGCCATTTATCCGGCTCTCCCACTTCTGTAAGCGAATCAAGTTTGTACCACCAAATGGAAACATGAGGATTTATGTAATCGCCTTTTAAAATGTCAGAAAGTTCCATTTTGATCGTGTCTCCAGCCCCATTCCGTATGGTTCCTTCTGAACTTATGGCAACAATAAGGTAATCATCCAACTTGGAAGCGCCTTGTTCTATAGCTCCTATTACATCTTCTCGTATATCTCCAGATAACCATTCATCTACTGTAGCAATTTTAGGACGAAGACCCTGAAGTTTAGCTATAGACATCGGGCGAATCTCGACTATTGACCCAGTTAGAAAATTTTCTATTCCTTTTTTAGTTGAGGCCAATTTTACTCGATTAGCTCGTGATCCAGTTGTATTTTGAAGTGACCCTTCAGTTAAAAACTGAAATAAAGGCCCTCTAGAACGTGTTATCGAAGTTCTCATCGGGCTTAGAACTTCTTCTGCTTGTTTCATCGTTGGCGCCGTAGTTATTTGATGGGTCGTGGAAGTATCGACATTCAAAAAATAGCTTTGAATGCAATAGGCATACATTGACTTTGCCGCGCCTCTTGCTACTATTAAATATTGTTTATTAACTAGCCGCTTTTTAATACGTTTGTTAACGTACCGTCCTCCATGCCCATCAGAATTTGGCTCGTATACGCTTCTTTCAACAAAATAATACCATCCAAAAATTTCTTCGGCCCATAGTTTAAAAGAATCAAGAAGCGTCAAATCGGCTCCATCTGTCAAAGTCAGTTCATTTTCGCAATACCGTATAAAACCTTCTACCGCCTCATCGTCGTAATATACTCCGGGATTTCTGATAAGATCATCTATACGATTCATCTCCATCGAAATCTCTTTATTTATCGGTATCTCTCCTCTTATTACGGCATCTCGAAACTCTCCATAATATTTAGGGACGGCTATATTCGACAATGCCATGATTTTCTCCTATTTTTTGTAATAAACCATTTTGAATGACTTCTAATTATTTATTTGACCGCTGCTGCCATTGTCGCTATTGCCACTGGAATAGCTAATACTGAAAGAACAGCCGCCGTTCCACGAATCGTATCATCCTTTTTCATTTTAGAAATAGCCTGCTCGCCATATGTACTTATTATATGATCGGTTGATTGTTTTCCTGCATTATAAGTCAACGCGAATTCAAACATTTCATAATCTTCCCATGCTTTCAAATACTCCTTGGAAGCTTTTTCTAATTCGGCATCAGAATATTTATTTCGATCTCCGCCACCACCATCATCTACATTTAAACCATATTTTTTAGCAATATCGATTGCTTTTTTTGCTGATTCTTCCATTTTCGATTTATAATATTTTCCTTCTGAAGAATCCATATATGCATTAAAATATGTATCGTCCTCTTCTTTTAATTTAGATGCCGATGGAAGCTTTTTCATTTCGCCTTTACTGTCGATATAATAACGACGTTTTCCAGCTTCAGTTAAAGAACCATCTGGATTCTGATACCGTCTTACGCCCCACTTTTGGCCGAGGATTCCATGATGATAAAGTTCGTTTTTATAGTAAATCATTTTGATCACTCCTTCAACTGTTTAATGCCCAATGCTATTCCCAAAGCAGTAGATCCAACGGCTAATATGGTTCCACCAATTTCCAAAGCTTCTCTAACAAAAGCCTTCCCTTTTGGTTCTTTAATCGGGTCTCCAAATAAATCTGAATATTGCTTTTCAAGAAGCTCTCGATTTATTCTATTTCTTAACTCTTGATCGGTCATATTAGACAAATCCATTCTCTCTTTTCCCTGAGGCTTTTCAGGAACAAGTTTTTTTGCTTCTCTTGTAAGGTCTCTAGCTGAATCCACAGACTTCTTAGCGACTTCAAGCTTTCCCGGTGATTTTGGATACAACTTATCATATGACTTTTCTAGCGTTTTTCTTCTAACTGCTTCTTGAAGTTCTTCGTCGGAAAGATCTTGAGCTTTTTTTCTTTTAGATCTTTCTTCGCTCTGATATGGTCTTGCACCAGATCCCCAAGGATAACGTCCTGAACGACGTTTTATTCCATCATGATAAAGCTCATCTTTTTTATTACAATAAAAAATCATGTCCTTTCCTCCATTAATTAATATTTTCACTGATATCATCATGCACCACTGCTATTCTCCAGCCCAATTCTTCTGCCTGCTTTTCCAAAGAGGTTACTACAAATGAATTTGCTGGGGGATCAAAGACTAACTTCACTTTTAGGTAAACGTATGTTTTGACCAGATCAAGTCTGGGATCCGGTTCGAAAAAATCGGACCAAGTATCGTCCGAATCCTCGATCGAAAAACCTTCTTCTGGCCCGACCCCTAACTGTGTAACGGTAGAAAGGGCTGAATTAATGTGCATTATTAATTCAGGATCAAAAGCAGTATAATCAGGAGGTAATCCTAATGCTTTTTTTACAGAATTTAGGATACTATCCATAGTTATTTTAACCTCCAATCATACCTTTTTAATAAATTCTTTCATGCAATAGCCGACAATGCCATCGCTTGTGGTGATGGGATAAAATCCCTTTTTAATCTTTCCGATCTTAACAACTGCCCCATTCTCAATTATGGTAACAACTGAAGAATCTTTATCAGCATCTTCGCGAACATTCAATTTTGGGCAATTAACTACCATTCCAAAACTTTCTACAGTAGAACCATTTTCATCAGAAACCATTTCTTTTTTCGTTGCCATTTTAGAGTCCTCCTTTACCATAATTTAGTATCATTAGCTTTTCTTTCTACAAGCTGATTGTATATTAATATACTATCATTACTATAATGTAACGCATTATGTGTGTTATGGCATGTACATATTACATTTTCTGGATCGAAAACACAATCCGACATTTTAATCACATCATTTGGTGTTATCGGGTTAATGTGATGTATTATTATACTACTTCGTATGTCATATCCAAAAGCAGCGAGATCGCATCCATTATCTCGTATAATAATATCGCGTTTAAATGACAGCCATTCTCTTGAATGATAGAACCTCTGATTTAAGTACCTTTGAAACCCAAAAGTTGCTTGCCCAACTGAGCCTTCCATCATTAAATAACGAAATCTTTCCTCAAAAGTCGAAAATGAAATACATTCCGAATAAGTTTTTTTATTCATCATCTTTTGAATTACTCCCGCCATAACTTCTAAAAGCATTAAGAGCATTGGCATACAATTCTTCAACCCTTTTAGCTGATTGATATGCCTCTATCTTGGCTTTCGTAAGTTCATTTTCCAATCGCTTCGACTCCATTTCTTCTTTTTGCATCATGGAGCCTAATTTTAAGTAATGCGTTATAACCTGAGAAGAAGCAGTGCCTTCTAGCAATTGTTTTTCAGCTAAATCTATTGCTAACGATATTAATTGACCTTCTCGAGCTTCCGGAGTCAATGCGGGACGTATTCTTTTGTCTTTATTTCCAGATGATTTAATTTTTGCCATGATGATACTCTCCTTCCTTTAAAATTTTTCTCTATATTATTGCGAGTACCAAAATTTTATTACTACTTTATAATTCTTTTATGGCACTTTCAATAGCTTTTTAATATGTATAGAGAAGCCCGTAATAACTTTTTTAAGGAGAGCTGGAACTTTTTATCAGATAACTGTAGGAGAAAAAACAGATACTCAAAGTAAAAACGCGAATATTCTTACGGGCTTCTCTATACGCCTCTCTTCAGGAAACTCTCCCCCCGGGGAATTTTTGAGG